GATATATGTTTTCAGATAATCCAAATATAATTAAGTATGCAGACGAAGTGTATCTGTATAAAAACTTCTTGTCTAAAGAAGATGTAGAGTATATAAACAATTTAATGGAGCCTCACAGAAAAAGATCTGCTGCTTTTAAAACTACAGTTAATACTGTTGATTGGTATAATGATAAAGAAGGTCCGCAGATGCCTGAGCTACAACGCATATGGGATAAGATATCAGAGTTCTTAGCTCCAGAATTTGTTATCCACCCTCAACAAAATTTAGCTGTAATGAAGCCTGGTGACGACGGAATGTTTGTTCATAATGATAATCCTGGAGAAGGAATGGATGATCTTTTGACACAAGAAGATCGCTGGCATACATGCTGTGTTCTTTCTTATGGAGTATGTGCATACTTTGGTGAATTTGAAGGCGGAGAGTTATTCTACCCACATATACACTCAGATGGAAGAATATCAGAACAAGAGCACATTGATGATTATTTAGTTGTTCCAGTACAGCCTGGAGATCTTGCAATACATTGGGCACAGAAGCCTTATGAGCATGGAACAAAACCAGTTTCATCTGGCATAAGGTATGTATATAGTAACTTTGCTATGAGAGCAGAAAAAAATCCAGGCACATTCCCAGCGTGGGGAACACAAGAAGATTTAGATAGAAAAGCAAATGGTACTTGGATGAAGGTTATTTGCGATAAGCATCAACACTAAACGAGACAATACCCTGGATGCTTAATTAGATAGTCAACATAAGAATATCTATTGCCTTTTGTAACTTCCTTTACTTCAAAATCAGTAGCTTTAAATATAATTAAATCATTATTTTCAGGCTTATACTCTTTGCCACTATTTTTAAAAACAATCTCTCCACCTTCAAAGTCTCCAACATAATAGCCTATAATATATTCAAAATGATCTGGTAAAGAATTATTATGATTTAAAGCAGATTCGCCTGTTTTTAGTCTCATAAAATTACCATGACTAAATATCCAATAGTCTGCAGTACTTATACAATTAATTATTTTTTCATGAAAATCTTTTTTAATACAATCTAAACTAAGTTTATTGTCAAAAAAAGTATCAACTAGATCATCTGGTTCACGACTAAAATGCGTAGCCCACTCTTCTTTTTTCATGCTTTCTAATATGTTTTTTAATTCTTCGTTTCCATCATAAAAATTTTTGCATATAAATATATCATTTTCAAAATCATCTGGGTTAAATTTATCTGGCATCTTATCGTATATCATTTTTAATAATTCCTATCGTTGCTTGGACCTCTGGCATTGGGTTATGAGCAGCCTTAGCTAACTCTTCATTATTTGACATCTCTTTGGGCCAGAAAAAAGAAACAAGGTTATGTCTTTCGCCACCAGTTATCTCTAAAACTTCATGTGGGGTTTCTTTATTTCCCTCAAAGAATATAAAAGTTCCTGGCTTAGGCTTTACGCTAAATTCTTGTAAAGGAAAACTTAACACCCCTCCGTCGCAGTCACAATTTAGGTATAAAAGACCAGACTTGTCTTTAGCAGAGCCTTCCCTAAATTTTATTTTATGACTACCTTCTTCTATATAGTTATTATCCATATGTAGGGTATTTTTGGCTCCAGAGATCATTTTGTTATAAAAAATTGTTTTTAAAACATAGTCTTCTGAATAGAAATCAGAGATAGTCTTAGCCATAGAGTAAGATAAATTGCTAATTAAATCTATAGCCACATTGTAATCAGGGTCATCATTGTATTCTGTTATAGTTTTTATTGGACCTATAAGATCAGCCCTGTTAGAGCAGGAGGGGCCAGCAAAAACAGATTTATCTGGGGCTGGAATTACAAATTTAGATATGGCTGAAGATATAAAGTTTGCTGTATCTGGGCTAATAAAGTCTTCAACAATATGGATTTTTCCCTGAATTGTTTTTATGGATTTCATATGTTTAAGTATACTATATTTATGATATAATTGCTATATGAAGTCCTATCTTGTCAAATTAAGTGTAGAGCTTGAAGTCCAAGCTTTCAATGAAGATGACGCAAAAGACTATGTCCTAGATATATTAAATGTAGATGAAGAAATTAAAAGCGTAAATATAGTTAAAATTAAAGAAAAATGATTGACAGACACCTTTCAAGTAATGTATAATATTACATAGGCGGACCTAATAGATTGGATAGGCATTGCTAAACTTAACGCTAAAGGGCGTTGATATTTTTATCAAAAGATCTCAAACTAATAAACAAGAAGCATATTGGAATAACTATGATCTTGTAATATGGAAAGAAAATTCCGATGGGTTCTATGATCAAAAAGGCATGTTTAGAAAAGATACTTGGGGTATCGCAGAAACAATTTCTGTAGATAACAATGGAATATGGAAATTGCCAACAAAGTATGTCAGATATTTTAAATGATTTAGGCATAGATGCTGATGATCTAGAGTGGTATGATTTAGCTGCTTGTCGTGGGATGGACACAAATCTTTTTTATGATAAGTACGAGGCAGATCCAACAATTGCAAAGAATATAGATCTAGCATGTATTGGATGCCCAGTAACTAAAATGTGTTATCAGTCTGGTGTAGAAAATAATGAGCATGGAGTTTGGGGAGGAATATACTTAAACTCTGGGTCTATTGACAAAGCAAGAAATCTACACAAAACAACTGAATTTTGGAAGAAGATAAGAAGAAAAAATGGCATCTAATTTTAAAGACGATAAGCATTTTAAACACGGCATCAATCTTTGGACGGGAGAGCCAAATAAGCCTGTGTTTTATACTAAAGAAATGTCTACAAAGGTTCGAGAAGTTAGAAAGCCAGTGCCAGACCTCATGATGGATGTCGTTCAATACCCAGAATTTCTGGCTTTAAGGCTTTATGAAGATAATTTTATACAGTACCAAGGAACTAAAAAAGAAATGGTAATAGATTATGTTGATAGGGTTAAAAAGCTAATAGAATCTTACGGTGTAAGATGCGAACTTGAAGGGGTCCCAAGTGAAAGAATATTACGACATAGTTAACATTGTGTTCATACACGAAGAAAGAGTGTATGGAACAGTAGAAACTTTGGGTTTATATGCATCAAAAGTCAAATACCAAAAAGATGGTATTGAGTATGAAGAAGTGCTTGATAACGACGAGTTTACCGTTATGGAAGAAATCGTTTTTGAGCACGTTGAGGAAAACAGTTGACAGAAAAAATACTATGTTATTCTTGTAATAAAACAAAGAATAAATTAAATGTAAAAAGATCTGGATTAATATCAATTAATTTATTGATGTGTGAGACATGTATTGCTGCTAAATTTGAACCTAGGTGGGTGATCATTCTTGCAGCTAGACAATCTACCCCAGATGTAGTTAAAGAATACATTATAAAGAGACGGTATTTAGGCAACGAGATTGCTGCTTCAGAGCTATTAGTTTAAAGTAAATATACTGTATAATTAAGTATATTATGGACACCACTAGCCTGATCGTAGCAATTGCAGCTTCCCTATTAAGCGGGCTAGCAGCGGCGATATTGTCTGCCACAAGAGACCACAAAAAAGAAATAAAAAGACAGGTCCAGAGAGAGCAAGACAACCTTAAACTTGAACTGAAAGACCTTCAAATTAATCTATTTAAATTGGAAAAAGAGCTTGACCAGTGGAAAATAAAATATTATGGTACGCTTGAGGAATTAATTTCAGTAAAAGCTGAATTAGAAAAGGCTATAATAGCCCTTACCCATATAGAGCACCACTAGACTTTCGAATTTTTAAATAGTATACTTGTTGTATGACCTGCATTGTAGCCCTCATCCACGAAAACAAAGTACTTCTAGGCGGAGATGCTGCTGCCTCTGACGATAAATCTGGTTTAATATTTCAAAGAACAGATCCAAAAGTTTTTAAAGTAGGACAATTTGGAATAGGCTTTGTTGATAGTTTTCGAATGGGACAAATACTTCAATACAACTGGACACCACCAATTTATAAACCAACTGCAGGATATAGAAACCTAGATAAATTTGTAAGAACAAAACTTGTTGAGTCTATTAAAGATGCATTTAAAGAACATGGCTACGGAAACTTTAGTTCGGGTACAGAAGACGGAGATGTTGGAGGAATATTTATTATTGCAGTACAGGGTGCTGGTAGAATATTTACAATGGATTCTGATTTTCACATAGGCGAAGCAGATGTTCAATACATGGCTGAAGGAGCAGGACAAGAATTAGCTTTAGGATCATTGTACTCAACCAGCTTAATTAAAACGCCAAGAAAACGTGTTAGAATGGCTTTAGAGGCTGCAGCTAAGTTCAACATGGCAGTCAGACCTCCCTTTACAATTATAGAAGTATAGAGTATAATATAACCATGAACTGGTTGCTTTTTTCTGCAGTAGGATATTTAGCTATAAATATTTATAAAGCTGTAAAAAGCTTTACAGAAAAGTATGAAATCTTAATTGCAGATAAAAAAGATATAATTAAAGATGATCAAACAGCACCTTTACCAGAAGGAATACTTGGCTTAAGGCCAGAAAATTATGATCATTCAATTGATTTAAGAGGAACCCCAACACATGAATGTGTTTGCGGATCTAATATTTGGAACGTAAAAGTAGTTTTTGACAACTTTGAAATAGGTACATATTTCTTAGATATGGAGTGTGCTAATTGCGGAAGCATAGCAACAGCTCCTACCCCAGTAGACAGGAAGGAAATGTAATGCGTAAGTCTGAAAGATTAAGACTTGTAGAGATGCAATTGCTTAGACTTGAGTTTGAGTTGGAAGTAATTAAGGCTGGAATAAACGCTTTACTTGAAAGCAATAAAGTAACAGCACCAGAATTAGACGCTGGTAAATGGTATAAAGCTAAATTAAAGTAATTTAGGCTATTGACAAACCGATAATATTTAGTATTATATACACATGAAGAAACTAATATCAATAATCACGGTAGCAATTCTTGCTGTACCTGTTGCAGCAAATGCTAATTTAAAAAATACTAATCTACAATCACCAACGATAGCAATCCTAGACACAGCGATTGACACATCTATTCCTTCAATCAAGAATAGTATAGTACATGAAGTATG